CAAGACAGACTTAATATTCATTCAGCATCCTGCTAAAACTAAGGTTATTGATTTAGATCATCCTATACAAGAAAATTCCAGAGAACAGAAGGTGGCGATGGGTTTTATCAAGTGGATGAATTTCAGCGACGAAGACTTTTATGTTATAAGCGAGAAAGATATAATGACGATAGCACCCATGTCTCCTTCATCAATTATGATGTATAAGAGGTGGGTCAGAAAAGAAATCGATAGATTGCCTGAGAAAGAAAGGGAAGTACCCATGAATAGTTCTATGGGATTACTAGACACAGTAGACAATGCCAGACAACTTTTAGAAAGAATCTATAAGAACCCTAAGTTACCAGATATAAACCAATAGAACTTCCCTTCCAACCCTCACAGTGTTGAGTGTACACAGAATTTAACAACTTGTCAAGCTAGTTGCGTTTTCTGTGTTTTTTTGTTAATATAGGTACATCCAAACGGATATTATGCCCCGCAAATCTACCAAGAAAAAAGAACATTATGTAGATAACAAGAAGTTTCTAGCAGCATTAGTCGTGTATCGTACTGAATGCGCTGAGGCAACTGAGAAAGGACTCGGTAAACCAAGAGTTTCAAACTATATTGGCGACTGCTTTTTAAAAATAGCAACTCATCTATCATATAGACCTAACTTTATCAACTATATGTACAGAGAAGACATGATCGGAGACGGTATTGAAAATTGTATTCAATACATTCACAACTTTGACCCCGACAAATCTTCTAACCCATTCGCGTATTTTACGCAGATCGTTTATTATGCATATTTAAGACGTATTGCAAAAGAAAAACGACAACAAGCGATACGAGAAAAGATTCTGGAACGCAAAGGTTACGAAGAAGTCTTCCACTCAGATGACCACGATAACTCTGCTGACTTAAATTACATCAAGAACAGAGTCGAAACTAACACACGATACAACTAATGGGAATACTCTCTCAACTCAAAGTCATGTTTAAAGAAGATGATCTTGAACTGACTAAGGCAGACTACAAATTAATTTGTGATGCTTTACATAAACGTCAACGAAACTTCATTGCAGGAGATCGGATGTTTAAACATTATGGTATACTACTAGATAAATTTGACAGACTCTATGAAACTGCTTCTGATAACTGATCAACACTTTGGTGTAAGGAACGATAGTCCTGCATACATTGAGCAGTATCGTAAATTCTATAAGGATACTGTCCTCCCATACATTGATAAGAACAAGATCACTCACATTGTAAATCTTGGCGACACGTTTGATAAACGAAAGTCTATAAACTATTCGTCCTTAGATGCTGCAAAGGAGATGTGGTTTGATCCTGTCAGGGATCGTGGTATCCATATGTGGTGCATTGTGGGTAACCATGACATCTACTATAAGAATACTTTAAAGGTCAATAGTCCTGAGTTATTGTTTGAAGATTACGATAACATTACAATAGTTGATGAACCACAGGATATTAATATAGGTGGTTTAGATATTCTAATGTTACCATGGAGGTGTGAAGCAAATACACACAAGTGGAGAAAGATAATAGAAGATACCAAGAGTACAGTATGTCTAGGACATTTGGAACTCAGTCAGTTTGATCCTATCCCAGGATATACTATGGATCATGGTGATGATCCTGCTCCTTTCGAGAAGTTTGATGTAGTATGCTCAGGTCATTACCATCACAGGTCATGTAAGGGTAATATTACATACCTTGGTAATCCGTATCAACTATACTGGAATGACTTCGGTACAGAGAGAGGGTTCCATACACTAAATACTAAGACAAAGAAACTGACTTTCATAAAGAACCCTAATAATATGTTCAATAAGATATATTATAGGGATAGTGAAACTGCTCCTATTGATTATCAGTCTCTAAGTGGTACATATGTAAAGTTGATCGTAGAAAAGAAAGAAGATCAGAAGATGTTTGATAGTAAACTATCCATGATCTTGCAATCAAATCCTGCCGACTTAAAGATTATAGAAGATACCTTTATGGTATTGGATGAAATAGATGAGACGATAGAAACAGAGGACACTTTATCCATTCTCAACAAATGTGTTGCAGAGGTCGATCATAAGGATGAAGTCTTTGGTATACTTAAATCTTTATATGTAGAAGCACAAAGAGTTTAATGTTTGTATTAGTTGACAAAGCAAGCGGAGGGGTGTATGCTGTAAAGGATGACACCACAGTAGAACGTGTTGTTCAACTCTTCCAAGAAGAAGACGATGCTGTTAGATATCACGAGTATCTTATTGCAGCAGATTATGAGAGAGAATTAATAATTACACCATGTGACGAGCAACAGGTAAAAGATAATTGTGCGTCATTCGGTTATGTATATACGGTAATTAAACCAACTGATATTGTTTATCCCCCAAGTGATTCTGACTAAATGATTGTTTTTGAAAAGATTAGATGGAAGAATCTGTTGTCCACTGGTCAGCAGTTTACTGAAATCAATCTGAATGATACTGCGTCTACATTAATTGTAGGTAATAACGGAGCAGGCAAGAGCACACTTCTTGATGCTCTTTGTTTTGGTCTGTTTGCAAAACCATTTAGAAAGATTAGTAAGACACAATTAATCAATACAGTTAATGAAAAGGAATGTGTAGTAGAGATAGAATTTAATATCGGTAGTATTGAATATAAAGTTATCAGAGGTATGAAACCCTCTAAGTTTGAGATCTATCGCAACGGAGAACTCTATGATGCAAATGCATCTGTTGCTGATGACCAGAAATACTTAGAACAATCTGTACTTAAACTTAATTTTAAATCATTTACACAGGTAGTCATACTGGGTAGCAGTACCTTTGTGCCTTTCATGCAGTTGACAGGACCTAATAGAAGAGAAGTTATAGAAGATATACTAGACATCCAGATCTTCTCTCAGATGAATACTCTGTTAAAGGAGAGAGTCAAAGAGATCAAGGACGAGCAGAGATCATGTGAGTATGAAATGGATATTGCACAACAGAAAGTTGAAATGCAAATCCGTAATATCGAGAACCTAGAAAAGGTTGATACTACACAGATGGAAAGGAAGCAGAAGAAGTTTGATCTAAATGAAGAACGTTGTATACAAATCAAATCTAGAATCAAAGAACTAGATAAGAAATGTGATACGTTAGAACCACAGATATTAGAACTAGACAAGGCAGTAGATAAACATGAGAAGTTCAAAGAGATGCGTACCAAGATCAAATCTAAATTTGATAACTCTCGTAGAGAAATGAATTTCTTTGAGAACAATCACACATGCCCCACATGTACACAAGAGATTAGTGAACAGTTTAAAGAAACAAAGATAAAGTATCTTGCAGATAAAGGAACTGAATTAGCAGCAGGGTCTAAACAAATTACTGATGAGATTAAAAAACTTGCGACCACAGTCAAAGATCTCAGGAAGAAATCAGAAGAGATCAATGGTTATAGGTATGAAATACAGGCATTGACACATGAGGAAACTAAACTTCTTAAAGAGAATACTGATATATTAACTGAGGTTGGTAGTGATACTACAAACTTAGAGTATGAGAGACAGTCATTAGTTACTATCCAAAAGAACTTAGAAGATAAGAAAGATGACTGTGCCAAAGTCAATACACAAGCAAACTATCTTGGTATTGTGGGTGAGTTATTGAAGGACAGTGGTATAAAAACAAAGATAATTGCTAAGTTTATACCACTAATCAATGCTAGAATTAATAAATATCTGCACAGCATGGATTTCTTTGTAAACTTCACACTAGATGATAACTTTACTGAGAAGATCCTATCAAGATTTCGTGATGACTTTACATATGCCTCATTCTCTGAGGGTGAAAAGCAAAAGATTGACCTAGCACTACTGTTTACATGGAGAGAGGTTGCACAACTTAAAAATAGTGTGGCAACTAACCTACTCATTCTTGATGAAGTGTTTGACTCATCACTAGATCAATCTGCCACTGATGAACTGATGAAGATATTAAAGAATAAGTTAGACAAAACTAATTTGTTTGTGATTTCACACAAAGGTGAAGTCCTAATTGACCGCTTTGATAAGACGGTTGAGTTTAAGAAAGATGGCGATTTCTCAAATTTACATTTGACAAACGCATAGTCTCCTGTATAATGGAGTTAGTATCTAAAATTTATGTTTCTAGCAAGTTGCCCACCAGTCTATACCCTACCTGGGACGTGGAGTAAATGTAATGCACTCATTCCACATTACAACGCAGACCCTAACGTTACGTTTGGGATAGCATTATTAATATTCACTGTTGGACTGACTGGATTCGGTGTGTATAGAGCATTCTTTAACAACAAAGATCTAACAGATCAGTGGGACGAACACGATGACTAATTATGGACTTGAAGTAGTATTCTGGGTCACACTTGGAGTGCTTTTAATCTACCAATACGAGAATAGAAAATGAATGACCTGACCGTGGGGATCTATTTCATACTCTTTGCCATAGTAGCAGGAAGTAGTGCAATGTTCATGTTCATGATGATGAGAACCACGATTGAGGCAGTCAATAAACCTGTAAGAAATGTACATCCAGAAATGAAAGACGTACAAACAGGTGATGAGTTACTTGTATTTAAACCAGAGGAAGATGATGATGAACCTGACACTGTTGTAGTAAGAAGATAATGTACCATAACAACTTCTTTACTGACGAACAATGGGAATGTATAAGAGTATGTGTAGCAAATGCACCTATACCTTATGATATTACAAAGAAAAAGATTCCTGCTGAGATCCTAGAAAAGATAGGACAACCACAGAGAAAGGAATACGAAGGAGAAACATTAGTACACGTTGACTTGGAGCAATATGAAAATACCTAACTGGCAACACCACTCTAAAAAAGAAAAGAAGCGTCATCTTAAACCACAAGCATTGCGTCAAGCAAGGAAGCGTCGCAACCAGTTGACAAAGTGTCTACTCAACCGTCCCAAGGGGCGGTTTTCGTGTAATAATGTGTATATACAAACGACATGAGACATGACACAAACAAACATTGAGATAAAAGGTTCACTAGCAAGACTACTTGCAACAGAGAATCTAGTCGTAGAACATAAGCAAGTACCAACTGCATCATTCGATGTCGCTAAGAGAGTCTTGACACTTCCAATGTGGACCAAAGCAAGTGACATTGTATACAACATGCTTGTAGGTCACGAAGTAGGTCATGCACTCTACACACCTAACGACGAAGAAGTATTCAAAAACGCACCATGTCCACTAGGTTACATCAACGTTACAGAAGATGCTCGTATCGAGAAGTTGATGAAGCGTAAGTATCCAGGAATTTCAAAAGACTTCCATGGTGGATACTCAGAACTACATGAAGATGATTTCTTCTCAGTAGAGGACACAGATCTTAATGAGTTGACATTAATAGACAGAGTAAACCTACACTTCAAGATAGGTGCATACGCAATGATGCCTTTTTCTCCTGCTGAGACACCTCTCAGAGACGCTGTGGGACGTTCAGAAACATTCCAGGAAGCAATCGATGCTGCTAAGGCAATTTATGAGTTCATGAAAGAACAGCAAGCAGAAGAAGAAAAGCAACAAGAAGAAGAGCAACAGCAACAGCAACAGACTCTACAAGTTCCTACACAAGGTGGTGGACAAGGAGAGCAAAGTGACGGAGAAAGAGAGTACCCTGACTTCCCCCAAGGAGAAGATCTATCAGAAGGCAAGAGTGAGTCACAAGAAGATGCACCTGTAAACTCTTTCCAACATGACGTTGACACACCAGACAACCAGATGCAACCTTCTAACAAGCATGGAGAGAACACCAACCAAGGTTATGGTCGTCCTAGCATTGAGGTTGTAGCGACACAGGAATCATTTGATGATGCATCACAAAGTCTAGCAGACAGAGCAGCAAACGAAATCAAGTATGCAACATTCCCAAAGAAAGTTCATCATGAGGAAATCATTGTTCCTGCATCTTTAATCTGGAAAGCAGCAGAGAAAGATTGGGAAACCGAGGTTGAGTTTGCAAAGGAGAGTGGAACTGAGAACCCATTCATAGAAGTTGACAGAAAGTTTGTTGAGTTCTCTAAGCAAACATCTAAGGACGTCAACTACATGGTCAAAGAGTTTGAGTGTAAGAAAGCAGCATCAGCATATGCTCGTGCATCAGTTGCTAAGACAGGTGTTCTTGATACTGCTAAGTTACACACATACAAATTCAATGATGATGTATTCAAGAAAGTAACTCGTACACCAGAAGGTAAGAACCACGGTCTTGTATTCCTAGTTGACTGGTCAGGTTCTATGGCAGGAGAAATCCATGAGACAATCTTACAGATCATCAACCTATGTCAGTTCTGTAAGAAAGTAGGTATCCCATTTGATGTATATTCATTCGTTGTTGATGGTGGTCTATGTCAGTTACATGCAGGATGCGATCACATGGACCCATACTATGAATCAGAGGGTGTCCAGATATCATCACGCAACGAAGATGAGTTCTTCCTTGATAGAAGATTCAGATACGGTAACTTACTTACATCTGATGTAAATCAAAAGACATTCAATCATCACTGCAAGTTACTTTACAGAATTGCAAACTATTACAGAACAAGATGTCACTGGAATAGAGTAGAACCAAAACCTCCTGCATTCATGGGTCTTGGTGGTACACCACTCAACGAAGCATTAGTTGTTATGCAGTCCTACCTAGGTAAGTGGAAGGCACAGCACAATGTAGAGAAGTGTCACTTGATCGTACTTACAGATGGAGAGTCACAGTGCCTACCTACAACTAAGGCGGGTAAGTCATACGGTGTATTCACAGGTTTCTATCCTGACTATGGTCACTACAATACTGTTATCAGACACAGAGGTCGTCACTTCAAGACTGTACACAATGCTAACTCTGATATGACTAACAGATTACTAGAAATAATCAGAGAGACAAACCCAGGGTCAAACGTTCTTGGTATCAGAATATGCCCAGGCAGAGGATTTGCTCACTATCTTCGCTACCTAGGTATCTGGGACCAGAAGAAGATCGAAAAAGTCCAGAAGCAATTCAAGAAGAAAAGATGTGCAGTTATCAACAACACAGGTTACAACGAGTTGTATGTAATCGCATCTAATTCTTACTCAGAGGACACTGCTATGGAGGTTGAAGCAGATGCAACTAAGACTGAAATCAAACGTGCATTCGCTAAGTCTTTAAAGTCTAAGTCAGTCAACCGTAACTTGCTATCTTCCTTCGTGTGCCAGATAGCGTAGTGTCCATTATGTGTTTACAACACACATAGAATCCTATACAATTAAAACATACAAACAAATACAAAGATTATGCCATTCGCCCCAATACCAGTTTCCACACAAGACCTAGTTGACTTCCTTTCAGAAAAGTTCGGTCTTGATGTAACCACACCAGACCTCCTTGTTGCTGCTGACAAGTTCAACATGAGTTATGCAACTGTCAAGAAGAGACTAAAACAGTACAAGACAGGTATTGGTAAGTGGAATCTAACTATCGCAGAGAAGTTAGAAAAGAATTACCAGAACAAGACTGCTAACAAGACAACTATGGTTGACTCATTTGACCCTGCATACCTAGCAGCAAAAGATCTTGTTCCTGATAAGGACCCTAACTATGTTCCTTTCGGTAACTTCACTGACTTGAAGAAGATCATCAAGTCCAAGGTGTTCTATCCTACATTCATCACAGGTCTATCAGGTAATGGTAAGACATTCGGTGTCGAGCAAGCATGTGCTCAACTAGGTAGAGATCTTATCAGAGTCAACATCACAGTTGAGACTGACGAAGATGACTTGATCGGTGGTTTCAGACTCGTTGATGGCAACACAGTATGGCACAACGGTCCAGTGCTCGAAGCACTACAAAGAGGTGCAGTTCTATTACTCGATGAGTTAGACCTAGCATCAAACAAAATATTATGTTTACAATCAATTTTGGAGGGCAACGGTGTATTCATTAAGAAGATCGGTAAGCAAGTTTACCCCGAGAAAGGTTTCACAGTGGTTGCAACCGCTAACACCAAGGGAAAAGGTTCTGATGATGGTAGGTTTGTTGGCACTAATGTTCTAAACGAAGCATTCCTAGAAAGATTCCCACTCACATTCGAGCAAGAGTATCCTTCTATCAAGATCGAACAGAAGTTATTACATAACTACTGCTCAGAGTTGAACTGCTGTGATGACGAGTACATCGAGAACCTCGGTACATGGGCAGAGATCATCCGTAAGACCTTCAAAGAAGGTGGTGTTGATGAAGTCATCTCTACTCGTAGACTTGTACACATCATTCGTGCATTCGCTATCTTTAAGGATAGACTAAAAGCAATCAAACTTTGCTTAAACAGATTCGATGATGAGACTAAGGCAGCATTCCTAGAACTATATTCTAAGATAGATGCTAAGGTTGATCTAGGAGAGACACCACTCGAAGTTGACGCAGACTAATTTATCTGCTAAGATATATCTATGAACAAATATCGTGAAAACGAGACCCTAAAAATTGTCCAAGAGTATGTTGATAAAACATACCAAGGACATTATGTAGGGGATGATCAAGACAAGACACAGACCTTAGACCTTTTAGAGTCCATAGGTACTGTGTCTGACTTTTGTCAATCTAACATCATAAAATATGCTGCTAGGTTTGGCAAGAAAAATGGCAAGAATAAGCAGGACTTACTAAAAGTCATGCACTATGCTATACTACTGTACCACTTCTCCAACTTTGATAATGATCGCTGAATCTATGAAAATTTCTGATGAACAACTAGAAGTATTCAATATCTTTAAACTGATTAATCCTTCTATACTATTAAAACCAGGGCAGAGAGTATCTACAATCTCTAACAACAAAAATATTATGGGAGTGGCGGACTTTAACACTCTTAATATCCCTGTACAAGCACCAATCTATGATCTACATGTGTTTCTAAACACTATGAACATTGTGTCAGGTGGAGAGAGATTGAAGAGTGATGTAGACTTCCAAGAGAACTTAGTTAATATCAGTCACGGACGTAGTAAGATGAAGTATTACTATGCTGACGAGAGAATGATTACTTCTCCTCCTGATAAACTTGCTGATCTAGGTGACCCTGTACAGAAAGTAAGCATTGAGTATGCAGACTTCCAGAAGATGTTCAATGCTGCTTCAACATACAGTCTCCCAGACATTTGTTTTGTAGCAGACAACGGTAATCTAAGTGCAATGGTTACAGACAAACGTAACTCATCATCTAATGTATTCACAGTTGATCTAGGAGAATCAGATAAAGAGTTCTGTTTCTGTGTTAAGACTGAGAACCTTAGAATTGTATGCCCTACACTAGGTGGTAAATCAAATATTGTGTCAGGTTATAACGTTGAATTATTTACTAGCAAAGTTGCTAAACTATCTGCTATAATTAAATCAACAGCAAAGAAAGAATTAACTAATCTTGAATTGCTTGTTGCACTTGAACCTGATTCTGAGTATTAATGTTGTACGGTTTAATTTTTCTAGTTATAATATTCATAGTATTCCTAATCATCACATATTATAATCCACACTAATGAACATCTTTGTCACTGATCCTGATCCTGTTAAGTCTGCTCAGTCTCTGCCTGACAAACATATCGTCAAGATGCCCCTAGAAACCTGTCAAATGCTATCAATCGTAGCATCAGAGGAATGGGGTCATTCTTTCGGCACTCTACCTCGTGCAGATGGGCAACCATATCGTACAGAGAAGGGTGCCTTTCGTAATCATCCTTGCACACAGTGGGCACAGAAAAACTGGCGGTGGTTAATTGACCATGGTCTTGCCTTATGTGAGGAATATACACACAGGTATGGTAAAAGACATACTTGTCATGATACAATACTTGTAGCAGACCAAATCTTTCCTAAGAAAGATCTAGGTCCTACACCATTTGCTCGTGCTATGTACGATGAGTTCAAGCATGACAAATCTATTTCTACATTTGATGCATACAAACGTTATGTTGCATCTAAACCTTGGGTATGTAATAATTATCTGAGGAAACCTGATCGTAAACCTAACTGGGTTTAATTTTATTATGAATGATTTTTTGTGGGTCGAGAGATATCGTCCCGCCAACGTGAGAGAGTGTATTCTTCCTGAGAATACGTCTCAAATGTTTGAAGGTTTTGTTGATCAAGGAGAGATACCTAATCTTCTCCTAGCAGGACCCGCAGGCATAGGTAAAACAACTATTGCTAAGGCATTATGTAATGAACTGGAAGCAGATTTCTTTGTTATCAATGGATCTGATGAAGGTAGATTCTTAGACACTGTAAGAAATCAAGCAAAGTCATTTGCTGCTAGTGTTTCTCTTACATCAAAAGCAAAGCACAAAATTATAATTATAGATGAGGCAGATAATTGTACACCTGATGTACAAATGTTATTGCGTGGTAATATTGAAGAGTTCCAGAATGCTTGTAGATTTATATTTACATGCAACTATAAGAACAGGATCATCGATCCTATCCACTCACGTTGTTCTGTTGTAGATTTCAACGTCAAAGGAAAAGAGAGAGCACAAATGGCAGCATCTTTCTTTGATAGAGTTAAAACAATTCTAGATGTAAATAAGATTGAGTATGAAAAGAAAGTTGTAGCACTAATCATACAGAAATACTTTCCAGATTTTAGGAGGACACTAAATGAATTACAGAAGTATTCTAGTAAAGGCAAAATTGATACTGGGATTCTTGCTAGTGGTGCAGATCTGGCAGTGGGCGATCTTGTAACCTATCTCAAAAAGAGAGAGTTTACAAACATGAAGAAGTGGGTTGTTCAGAACCTAGATAATGAACCTCAGATAATCATGAGGAAGGTATACGACACCATGTATACTTACATGAAACCAAAGAGTATACCCGAAGCGGTTCTCATCATAGGTGAGTACCAATACAAATCAAACTTTGTTATGGATCAGGAAATTAATCTGGTTGCATTCATGACAGAACTAATGATGAGGTGTGAATTTCAATGAACTGTTGGCACTGTAACACAGAACTGATTTGGGGTGGTGACCACGATGGTGAGGACTACTGCAATGAAGAATATAATATAGTCACTAACCTATCGTGTCCTAAATGTGATGCGTTTGTTTTAGTATACCATTCACCAAAGAAGTGGGACGATGACGATCAAGAAACATAATTTATTTCCTACAACAGTCTATGAATTTAGACTAGAAGGAGAGGATATGGAAATGATGCATCAGGCACATGAGTTTGCAAAGACTCTAAACATGCAGATGTATAATTTTCCTGCGGGTGTAAGAACAAGTCGTGGAGATATACACAAAGAAGAACCTATGGAACCTCTATGTGGGTTCTTTGAGGACTGCTTAGACTATATTAGATGTGATCTTGCACTACAAGTAGAAGCACTTAAAATCTCACTTGCATGGGCAAACTTTGCACCCGCAGGATCAGGTGTAGGACACCCTCTACATCGTCATCCTTACTCATACTTGTCTGGTGTATTCTATTTTACAGAGGGTAGTGATACTATCTTCCAAGACCCAGTGGACATTCGTAACCTAGACACACTAGAAATTACCAGAGACCACTTTGATGGTCCATTTGAGAGGATAAAAGCAGAACCAGGGAAACTTGTTATATTTCCTGGGTGGTTGAGACATTACAGTGACCCACATGCAGGAAAAGAAGACAGGTGGTCTATGTCTTTCAATGCATTACCTCATGGTGCTGTCAATGCAGGACCACAAGGTGTACCAATGGCGAGGATACAAGTATTATGAGATTATTAAAAACTCCACTCAGATACCCAGGTGGTAAATCAAGGGCATGTGTACGTCTATATGACTGGTTTCCTGCTGATATAGATGAGTTCAGAGAACCATTCGTAGGTGGTGGATCAGTAGCATTATATTTCAGTCAGTTACACCCTGACGTACCAGTGTGGATCAATGATTTATACGTCCCTTTGTACCATTTTTGGATCAATTTAAGAGACAGAGGTGATGAGTTAAGTGAAACCTGTTATGATATCAAACTAGATCACCCTACACCTGACCTTGCCAGAGAACTATTTGATAAAAGTAAGGTAGAAATACAGACAGCAGACAGTTTTAGACAGGCAGTTCTGTTCTGGGTACTTAACAAGTGTAGTTACTCAGGACTGACAGAGAACTCCTCCTTCTCACAGTCAGCATCAAAGCAGAACTTCACCCTGAGAGGTGCAAATAACCTTAAAAAGTACCAAGAAGTCATATCTAAATGGGAGATCACATGTCTTGACTACACTGAATGTTTACATGAAGAGGGTGAAAACATATTTCAGTTCTTAGATCCACCATATAAGATAGGATCATACCTATATGGACGTGATGCAGGGTTGCATAAGGAGTTTGATCATGCTAAATTTGCAGAGGATTGTAAAGATGCAGAAGGTAACTGGATGATAACCTATAACATTGACGAAGAGATCGAAGAAATGTTTAAGAACTACAACCAGAGATACTTCTCTATGACATATGGTATGCAACACAGACCAGACAACACTAAGAAAGCAGAACTGTTGATAACAAACTACGACGAAGAACCTACGAACCCCTTAGAACAACTACTTTATGGATAAATTTGAATATTCTCTCACTACATATCTCAATGGCATAAACTTAAAACAAGGTAACATTCAAGACGATGAACGTGCCATGAAGAAGTACCCAAAGTTTGTAATAAACAAGTGTATGTCTGACTATATTGACTGTATTATGTACAGTAATGAGATGAACAGATATTATGAATTAGATAACGATCTTCAATATAATTTTTATCTATATAGTATTAGGAAATCGAAGAGGTTTTCTCCCTGGAATAAAAAATCGACAGATAATGACCTAGAACTTGTCAAAAAGTTCTACGGATATAGTACCGACAAGGCACAAGATGCATTGAAACTACTGAGCAAGGGTCAACTTGAAGTCATCAAAGCGAAACTTAATGTTGGAGGAAAAAAATGACTGATGAGATCTCTTGGTCTCAGGATATGATGTTAGAAGTGACTTTGAAGGAACCTGATGACTTCCTAAAAGTCCGTGAGACCCTTACTCGTATCGGTGTAGCGTCCCGAAAGGACCATAAACTATATCAATCCTGTCACATATTACACAAAAAAGGCAAGTATTATATAGTACACTTTAAAGAACTGTTTGCGTTAGATGGGAAACCAGCAAACATCACTAAGAATGATGTTGAAAGACGTAACAGAATTGCTAAGTTACTATTTGATTGGGGGTTAGTAGACTTCCAAGCAGAAGAATTAACAGAGGTAGCACCATTGAATCAAATCAAGGTACTATCATACAAAGACAAGGCAGACTGGATCCTTGAATCCAAATACAACATAGGCAAAAAGAAAGTAGTAGCAGAAACATGAAGGCATTCGCAGTAAAACAAATCAAAAGGTTCTTCGAGACAGGGAACTGGGCATTAAAGTTAATCTTTATTGTTGTACTTGCAGAACTGACCTTCGTTGGTGGTGCTCTTGTTGGTCTTGCAGGACCACTTGATGACAATGACAGTGACAATATTAAACATATACTGTCATTAGTTGCTACTAAATCGTTTGCACTCTATGCTGCTGAAAAAGCAGGAGCAAAAGAAAAGTATCTAATCGAAAAGGCAAAGGTATGATCGGAAAAGAAACACCAGAGATCAAGTATGATCGAGCACTGACACTATTTCAAGAGTCAGTCATTGCACCTGACCACAAACTCAGGGGTTGTGCACATAATCAAGGGTGTTATGATGAACTGATGGAGATTAGAGAACATGTGTTGAAGTATCTTAAAACGTTAAGAGAGGTCACACACCATACACATGCTGATGAGAGCGATGAAATAGAGACTGCTAAGATGATTTCAGAGAAACCTTACTATACGAAATGGAGATAAAGTTTCACAAAACATTTGGACCAGGGAAAGAACCATGGTACGTCAAATATGAGAGGTGGGCAAGCAAACAACGCTTTCCTATCTCTTTTTTAGCACAGGCACTTATAGAGTGGTTGAAAGAGAAATGGATAGAAGGTAAGGTTGACATGGAAATGACAAGTGTTGACGCACAGGCAGAGGAAATATTGCAAAAATGGGAAGAAGATGCTAAGATAAAGTCAACTATTAAAACAACTCCATCAGAGGTCAAAGGTCTCGATGACATGGAGATAAACTACAATGAGTGAAGTCCACTTCAAGAAGCATCGGGTGTTCAGAGAGACACAAGATGTCATATTTTATGACATTTCGGTAGACGAATCTAATGCATCCGACTTGGTAATACATGATGGTCCTGCTACATCACCACCTGATGACATGGTAGGTGCAAAACAGTTCTATATTCACAAATATCAAGACGATTACAACAGAGTTGTATCAGGTGAGAGACAGTTCGAGTTAGTAAACTTTGACTGGAAATATCCATACCATATAGTACACCTCAATCGTGCTAGTGGTGCCCTAATGATACCTAAATTGACCTATCATAGGTCTAAATCAGGTGAGTCTGGGTCTATTGTAATCAACCAGTCACAGAGGTATGAAGGATTTGATAGTGAATCTGAATTTATACCTGTATCTTGTGCTTCTGTACCTAAATTATACAAGGTATTGATGCATGAGAAACCAGTGGTACACACCCTAGGTGAGTAGGTTGACTATATAAAGAAACCTATGTTATAATTACTCGTTAATATATAAGGATATGCACACATACCACATTTATTGGAAAGACAAACCAATTTTCAAGAATTTGGATGAGGAAGATTTCCAAGAGATATGGACTAAGATCCTATCTACCTACAACGATGAATTAAACTATCAAAAGTGTGACGATTGTCACTCCTTGCTTGAATCTTCTTATTAATGTACTCTCAATCAACCAATCTTGAATCAGCATTCTACCTCTACGCTAAGAGAGTAGAAGCACTTCACGCTATGGTTATGGGAAAGAAGTTAGATGCAGAAGAAGCATACAAACACCTCAAAATAGAGCGAAAAGCACTAAAAAAGGTGTACAAAAAACATAAACGAACTGAATACGACAGACATTGAAATTCTTAGGATTAAGAATTGATGATCATGATTCCAACATTACATATACTGATGGTAAAACAGTAAAGTATTGTGCAACTGAGCGTCTTTTCGGCATTAAACACCATGGATACGATAACATTTGGCAGTGGTCAGATGTACTAGATTCTTGGGGTGTAAAATTGAGTGACATAGATGCTATTGCATTGATCACAGACAACATAGTATTTGCAGAGAACGAAAATTATAGAGATTTAGACTTAGGACTGCCATGTAAGACGTATGCAGTCGACCACCACTGGGCACATGTGTTGAGCACATGGATGCTTGGTGACATACCCAAGGTAAACTATGTGTTTGATGGGTTTGGGAACAATGATAGGTCACATTCACTGTATTTGAACGGTAAATTAAAGAGTTCACACAGTGTCAAGAAGACTGGTTCTATCGGTGTTGAAATGGCATATGTAGGTAAGACTTGTGGGTTCACAGCAGACGAGTGGGGACTAGATTTAGCAGGAAAAGTGATGGGATTGCAGTCATATGGCATGAATGAACCCAACTACTATAACCTGATGGATCAGTATAGTATTGAAGAGATCAAACAAATCTGGAACTATGACTCTTGGATCAGAAAATGGGATAATGAGTTCGATATTAACTGGTTACGCACCGTACATGAGATAACTGGTGACAAACTGGTAGAGTACATGACTCGCACTGGTGATGGACCTATAACATATACTGGTGGTGTAGCACAAAACTCTGTATTCAATGGAAAACTGCATGAATCAGGCATAGATGTACGAATTCCACCTCATGCTAACGATTGTGGACTATCACTAGGTGCAGTAGAATTTTTAAGACAGAAGTTCCATGAAGAACCCTTCGATACTACTGGGTTTCCCTTCTGGCAGGACGATGAAGCACCCGAAGAACCCACTGATAAGACCATTACAGAGGCAGCGGAGTCACTTGCACAGGGTAAAATCGTTGGTTGGTACCAAGGTCATGGTGAGATAGGTCCAAGAGCACTAGGACACCGTTCTATCCTTGTAAACCCCAGATTACCGAACGCTAAGAACCATTTGAACAAACAGGTCAAGCATAGAGAACACTTCCGACCCTTCGGTGCTGCGGTACTACTGGAAGATACACAAAAATACTTCGAGTTTAACGGTAAGAGTCCATATATGAACACATGTGCATACGTTCACGACGAAGAATTGTTGTCTGTGACACATGTAGATGGCAGCAGTCGCATACAAACAGTGGAGGGTGATGATTGTTTCGCTAAGTTGCTTCGTAAGTACAAAGAACTGACAGGTGACTCTGTTTTACTCAATACATCACTGAATATGGGTGGTAAACCAATAGCATCTAAGATGTGGGAAGCGAAAGAACTGTTCTCTAAGAAGGGAATTGAAGATATGTTTATTGGAAATGATAAATTGTCTAAATAAAGGTGCATACGGTATGCATTTATGGCAGAAGCAAAGGAAAAACCAAAAGGTATCATCGGCAAGATTAAAGAGAGTGTTGATGACAAAGAGGAACAACTAGCATACTTATCTACACTGATAAGAGTTATAGTTTTAGTGTGGTCCGCAGGGATATTGACGTTAAACTACGTTAAAATACCAGGATATGAACAGGGAGACAAAATTGATCCAACTTTCATAGCTTCGGTCTTCACAGGAACATTAGCTACTTTTGGTGTCGCTGCGGGAGGTAAGAAAAAGAATGGTGAGAACGGTGGTAGTGCTAACATATCTAAAAAAGATATGGAGTTTCTTATCGCTAAGGCATCAGAGACTGCTCCTGCTCAAACTATCAGGATAGAACAAGGTCCTGTTAAAATTGTCCCAGATTCAAAGTAAAATCATGCAAAAGATTATTAATGCGATTGCTATCGCAAGTGGTGTAGTGGCACTCGGAGTCGTAGGACTCGGTGGATATGTATTCATCCGTAAGGATGCTATCATTGAAGATGTTAAGTCCAAAATCACAGAAGCAGCACTCGGTTCAGTAACCGATTCACTTCCAAGCATGAGTAAAGACATCATGCCTGATCTAACAGGACCAGCACTACCATTCTAAGACCATGAAAGGTAAGAATATACTAATAGCGACTGTGGGTGGCATAATAGGTCTCTCACACATCGGTATGATAGGACTGCTCGTTGCACGAGTGGGAGTTAAAGACCAGATACCAGTTCTTAGTCCACCAGTAGGACCATATACCTCTTACATAGCATCTGCAAGCAAGAGTGGGTATAAGATACAGTATCAAGCGAATGACCCTAAAACTATGGTCAAGAGCACAGCAACCAAGGTCAAAGGTTTAACAAAAACAACAGAAAAGACTGTTGTAGATGAGTATACAATGGATGGTAAGACCCATTTAGGTGTACTAGGTATGAAAGAAGCGGGTGCACTCAACGTAGCATGCATCAAGGCAGAAGGTGGTGGTGAACAGACAGGAAAAGTAGTAGGTGCTAGTGTTGGTGCTGCTGCTGGTTCACAGGTAATGAGTGTACCATTTGTAGGTCCAGTTCTAGGAGGTCTTGTAGCACTAGGTGCCACTAATAAAGGTGGTGACATAGGTGGTCAATTAGCGATGGAATGGAGTGAAGCATGTGACCCTGATACAACCGATTAATATACACGATGTCAATGTATTTGACATAACAGTGCCCCCGATCACGCAGAGATACAGCGTGACCCCAGGGGCATTGCCATTTTATAACCCAGTAACAGTACCAGTTGGTGTACCTTTGATTCTAATGCCTGGATGTGTAGAAGCACACCCAGAAAGTAAACCACAGAACCCAAATAATAAGTTAGTCAAGGATGATGAGGACGGAGCAAAGGTATATTGTGATGCTGGTATGCCATCCTTTGATGCGATGGACTATACACCAGAGAATTTAATAATACAGAGAGAAATAGAGACACCTGTGGTAGATGTACCACCCCCACCAGAGACACCAGAAGTAGAAGCACCAGATATACCACCCACAAACGAAGAAGTTCCCTGCCCTGGACTAAATGCACCTAGAATAGGTGACATAGCGCAGAACAAGGAAGAAAAAGTATCAGGTTTTGAATTACAGACTGACCCTATAACTAATAAGGAGATCTGTGTGACATTGTATGAGGATATACCAGCGTTAGAAGCACTATTACCAGACGTTCAGACAGTGAGTACCACAGCAGTCATAGCAACAGTTGCTACGGGATCTGCTCTCCTAGCGAAACCTCTTGCAGACCTGTTGTTGAGGGTTTTTCGCCCCGCCATAAAGAAGGGAGTGACCACTTTCCAAACCAAGGTTTTGAAGAAGGCACCGAGGCAGTTAAGTCGTTCTGAGATCCAGACGAATCATTATAGGAAATCGAAAGGTCTTGATCCTTTTTCTCTTCCGAAGAAGAAGAAGGCGAAGGAATAGAATGAACGTGTGGTTTCACTACATGTACACCGTCCACTATGACATCAGCACACACCTTATGATATGGTGACTTTTTGTGGAACCGAATTCCTGCCTTGTATAGTTCACCGCAGTTCTTTAATCTCGCGATCTCAAAGTCTAATCTTTTGTTGGCAATTAATTGTGTTTGTAATGATATCTGTGTCTCTACTGCTTGTTTACATTGCTCTTGTGCCTTTGTGTCTAGTGGTATTGACCATGTTGCAGACACACCAAGAGACAGGGCAAGTTGATCCTTCTGACCTGTACGAGTAGGCATGTAGTAGAGTATATTTCCTGGGTTATCTATCTGACCGTCATCATCAGCGTCATGTATGTCGTACACTGGATCATCCCAATAATCTTCGTATGGTTTCTGTCCAGAAATTGATCCAGTAGCATAGGGAGTTATGTTGAGGGTACTCCCTTGACACTGTATACCACCACCATATGTGTTTGTTATATACGGTCCTTGTAAAACTTGAATAGCTTGGTTGGTCACTGACCCACTGCTATTAGCGATGGGCGATGCAGTAGCACTAACACCACCAACAGTTTCGGCACGAACACTAGGCATAAACCCAGTGATAGCAAGGGATATCCCTATTGCTGAAAGATACTGGTTGTGTCTGTGACGCTTTGGATAGTGGTGGTTCTCTGGATCACGGTGTGATTTGCCAGTCCTGGTCCACTGTATGTTTCTGTGAATTGGAAGTTCGCACCTGGCGTTGTTTGTGTAAACGTCGGTTTTGTATCCACTCCTGTCCATGTTGAAGCAACTCCTTCAATAGTTACATTATTACTTGTAGTTGTTGGTGATAGATTACCAGATGCTGTAACACCAGTGCCTGTTGCAGACCACTGATACCCAGTATTATAATCCATCGAATTTATAGTCTCAGTGACTGTCGTAGTCGTCTCAGTGTGAGACGTCATACTACCTTGTGTAAAATTGGGCACCACAGGCACTGCAAACACTGGGTTTGCACCCATGGCGAAGCATACAAGAAGTAGTTTTATGTTACTCCTCATATGTCACACCTATCTTATTGTTAATTCACTGACCACCTGTCCAGTCGCTTGTGTACCAGCACCACCAGCAACAACCGCAATGGTTCCGCTTGTGTCGATTGTACCCGCTAGGTTACCCACTGTTCCTGCTGCTGTTGATACTTGACTGGAAAAGTTTCCAACCTCACCAACAGTCGGTGCACTACCTGATATAGCATCACCTTGGGTGAATGACTGAGTAAAGCTCCAACTCTCCCCTGCTGTTGCCTGGGTCGCTGATAACGTAGGTATAGCACCAACACCTGATGAGATAGTCATACTACCTATGGATGATGTTGCACTACCGCCTGTTGGTGTGTACTGTGTGGTCACATTGTTACCACTTACAGAGTACGTTGAACCAATACGCTCAACCTGAGTTGCTGCTGCATTAACGGTTAACTGAACTGATGAACTTAACTTATGTGTAATGTCTGCATTAGCAGCACCTACACCTAAGAAAGGCATCATACCGAAGAAGATTAATAATCGTTTCATGATTTTTTATACTACCTTCACCCATATTTATACTTAGTAGAATTACAGTTTTCCGTACTTGTAAAAACAGTAAATGTGTACTAAATATAGGTAGTTGCCTTCGGGGACTACAAACAAACTCGCTTACAAAGGAGAACCATGAGAACATTAAACTTCTCGTCCAGAGATATGGACAAGATCTTTGACGCTGCAATGACATACAGCGTTGGATTTGAAGATCTATTCAACAGGATGCATTCATCGGCATCAATCCACACATCTTACCCACCATATAATATAGTCAAAGAGACTGAATCAGAGTGGAGAATCGAGATGGCACTAGCAGGATGGTCCAAGGATGATATAGAAATTAGTACAGAAACTAATATCCTAACCATTAAGTCTAAGGTAGAACAGGAATCAGATGGAGACTTTATCCATCGTGGAGTTGCCAAGAGGTCATTCACTAAGACATTTAACATCGCAGATGATGTAGAAATAGGTGACATCACATATGAAAACGGACTATTAAACATCAAACTTACTAAGATAGTTCCAGAGAGTCAGAAGCGTAAAACCTATGACATAAAGTAGTCTATATAATAGACAACCGAAGAGACCCCCAGTGGTCTCTTTTCTATTGGAGAATTTTATGAACATGTATGTCAATCTGTGTCCTGCATACACACAGAAGAGTGACTCAGTAACTATGGATGTCCCAAATGACATGACAGAATACTTTATGCAATATGTGTATACCTTATCTGATGAAAAGAACATATCCGCTAGACGAGCGTTCAATGATATGCTAAGATATACATTTGACACCCTTATGGAGAAAGATTATGAGCGCAAGAGTCGTAAGAATGCTAAACGGAGAGGACGTAATCGCTGACGTCAAGGAAGTTCGTGAATCTAACGACGGTCCTGCACTTGCTTATAAACTTACGCAACCATACACCGTTACAATTTCACAACCTCCCGAGGTCACGTTTGAAACTGATGAAGAAACAGCGATAACAGACTTCACACATCTAGATGTAGAGTTCACAGTCTATGTACCATTCAGTGCAGAAGACCATGTGTTTTTACCTCTACCATCTGTGATGTTTATCTACAAACCATCAGAGAATCTTGTAGAAAAGTACAATCAATTACTAGATCATGGTAAAACTAATCCTGCTTAAAGCAGACATCAATAAGTATCTTATTGGAAAGATAACAGAACTAGATGAGGAACCATCGTTACTCATAGAGAATGTTTATCAAGTCAGAGACGAGAAAGACATCGTGAAGTACCCTGAGTATACAGATCAACGTGATTTGTTCTTGACTTCTGATGTAGTCTTTACTATAATAGATCCATCCAGTACTTTATTGGCAACTTATGTTACCAGTACAGGTGACATTAAAGCAGCAAACAACAACAATTAATGAATTTCTACACTGACGTGTTACTCCTTGGTGATGATATCCTCTATCGAGGGTATGAAGATGGAAGGCACGTTCAGTATCGTGAGAAGTCACGTCCTACTCTATATTTTGTACCAAGAGAACAATCTAAGAAGTCAAGTTGGAAAACACTTGACGGTAGATACGCACACCCAAAGAAATTTGATGGTGCTCGTGAAGCAAGAGGGTTCATTGACAAGTATAAAAATGTAGATGGACTAGAAGTTCATGGATACGATAGATTTGCATATCAATTCATCGCACAGAAGTTCCCCAACACAGTGGAATTTGACATGGACGTGATGAAAATATATGCTATTGACATCGAGGTTAAATGTGAGAATGGTTTCCCTAATGTAGAAGCAGCAGCAGAAGAAATGCTCTGTATTACTATCAAAGACATCATGTCTAAGGAGATAATTACATGGGGAACTAGGGAGTTCGTATCTAATGGTACTGAGTATCGTACGTTCTGGTCTGAACAAGCGATGCTAGAAGATTTCCACACATGGTGGTGTGAAAATACACCTGACGTTGTTACTGGATGGAACTGTCAACTATATGATATTCCATACCTCTGTCGTAGATTGGACAGAGTGCTCGGAGAGAAATGGAAGAAGTCACTTTCCCCTTGGAACGGTGTTCTTGAACGTGAAGTCTTCATCAAGGGTCGTAAACAAATTGCTTATGACATTCGTGGCATTGCTACACTTGATTATTATGATCTCTACCAGAAGTTTACATACTCAGCAAAGGAATCCTATCGCTTAGATCACATTGCATTTGTTGAACTAGGTGAAAAGAAACTTGATCACTCTGAGTTTGAAAACTTCAAAGCATTCTATACTGAAAACTGGCAGAAGTTTGTCGAGTATAATATAAAGGACGTTGAACTTGTTGACCGTCTGGAAGACAAGATGAAACTCATTGAGTTGGCATTGACTTTATCTTATGATGCTAAGGTTAATCTTACTGATGTATATTCACAGGTTCGTATGTGGGATACTCTCATATATAATGATCTATCTAAGAGAAACATTGTAGTTCCTCCCAAGGTAGATACACAGAAGAATGACCAGTATGCGGGTGCATACGTCAAAGAACCTGTGCCTGGGATGTATGACTGGGTGGTCTCTTTTGACCTTAACAGTCTGTACCCACATCTAATAATGCAGTACAACATTTCTCCCGAGACGTTAGCAGAAAGAAAACACCCTACGGTTAGTATCGAGGCTATACTTCAAGAGGATATAAACCTTGATGGTGACTATGCTGTATGTGCCAACGGTGCACAGTATAGGAAAGACACTCATGGGTTCTTACCAGAGATGATGCAAAGGATCTACGATGAACGTAAGATCTACAAATCTAAAATGCTTAGAGCAAAACAAGAGTATGAAACATCACCAACCGTGGCACTCGAAAAAGATATCGCACGATTCAATAACATTCAGATGGCACGAAAGATTCAACTCAACAGTGCCTATGGTGCAATCGGAAACCAATACTTCCGATACTACAATCTGGCAAACGCTGAGGCAATCACACTCTCTGGTCAGGTTGCGATTCGTTGGGTCGCTGACAAGGTGAATGCATACCTTGGTAAAATATTAAAGACAAATGATGATTATGTTATTGCTAGTGATACTGATAGTATCTACCTCCATCTGGGTCCTCTTGTGGAACGTGTATACGAGGGCAGAGAGAAAACTAATGAAAGCATTGTTGGGTTCCTTAACAAGGTCTGTGAAGTGGAACTTGAACCTTTTATTTCGCGTACTTACGAAAAACTGGCACGGTACACTAACGCTTACGAACAGAAAATGATCATGAAAAGGGAGACCATCGCTGATCGTGGTGTATGGACTGCCAAGAAGAGATATATCCTCAACGCATGGGACATTGAGGGTGTAAGGTTTGCTGAACCTAAGTTAAAGATCAACGGTATCGAAGCAGTCAAGTCATCGACCCCTGCACCATGCCGAACTGCCATTAAAGAAGCACTTAAACTGATCATGAGTGGTACAGAAGAAGAAGTTCAGACGTACGTTGCTAAGTTCAGAAAAGAGTTTGAGCAGATGCCTCTCGAAGACGTTGCATTTCCTAGAAGTTGTAACAACATAGGTAAATTTTCGTCTCCAAGAACCATCTATGGTAAAGGTTGCCCCATGCATGTTCGTGGTTCTTTGATGTATAATTATTATGTCAAAAGTATGAAACTAGAACACAAGTATCCTCTGATTCAAGAGGGTGAAAAGATCAAGTTTGTCTATTTACAAATGCCAAACAAAACTGGTGAGAATGTTATGTCATTCTTCCAGACTATGCCAAAGGAATTTGACATACATGGTGCTATCGATTGGGATATGCAATTTGAAAAAGGTTTCCTAAGTCCAGTCAAGTTTGTTCTTGACGTTATAGGTTGGGAACCAGTTAAACGTAACACATTGGAGTTTTTATTCGCATGAGTTTTCTAAAAGATATCGTAAAAGATATTGGTAATGAGTATGCAGGCATCGTTAGTGATGGTGTATCAGCAGGAGACGTGCAGTCTTTTATTGACACAGGAAGTTATGTGTTTAATGCAGTAGTTTCTGGGTCTATCTTTGGTGGTCTACCCTCTAATAAGATCACTGCTATCGCAGGAGAGTCTAGTACAGGTAAGACATTCTTTTGTCTAAGTGTAGTCAAGCATTTCTTAGAGACAAACCCTGATGCAGGAGTTGTATACTTCGAGTCAGAGTCTGCCATCTCTAAGGATATGATTGAGTCCAGAGGTATAGATTCTAATCGTATGATTATAGTTCCTGTTGTAACAGTACAGGAATTTAGACAACAAGGAATCAAGATTATTGATAAATACTTGGCACAGAAGGAAGAGGATCGTAAACCTCTAATGTTCTGTCTTGATTCTTTGGGTATGCTTTCTACTTCTAAGGAAGTCGATGATACTGAACAAGGTAAAGACACCAGAGACATGACCCGAGCACAGGTTGTCAAGTCTATCTTCCGAGTTCTGACACTGAAACTAGGTAAAGCAAACGTACCTATGTTAGTTACTAACCACACCTATGACGTGGTTGGATCTTATGTTCCCATGAAAGAAATGGGTGGTGGAAGTGGTCTTAAATATGCAGCAAGTACAATCATCTATCTCTCTAAGAAGAAAGAGAAAGATGGTACAGAAGTGATTGGTAATATAATCAAATGCGAGACTAAGAAGTCTCGATTCACTAAGGAGAATGTTAAAATTGAAACACGTTTATTTTATGATGAACGCGGATTGGACAGGTACTTCGGACTTCTGGAACTGGGTGAGAAACATGGAGTCTTTGAAAGAGTTGGTACTCGTTATCGTATTGGTGAAAGTAATGTCTTCGCTAAGTCTGTTCTTGCTGATCCGAGCAAATACTTTACAGAAGAAGTAATGGAGAAGTTAGATGCAGCAGCACAAAAAGAGTTTACCTATGGATCTTGACAAGTACATCAAAGTATACGATAATGCACTTGATGTAAATCTATGTCGCAATATCTTATCTGCATGTAAGAATGTTGAAATGAAAAGGTGGGACCGTGGTGGTCGTCCACAGTTCAATGAGTTCAACATTACTGAGCACGCAGAGAACAAAGATCTTCCAGATGATGATGTCTGGAATATCATACACAATCAAGTCATCCAAGCAGTCAAAGATATATCTAACAGATATATGGAAGAGGTCGGTTGCCAACAGCAATGGCCATACTCAAATGCTTTGGAACAAGTCAGACTGAAACACTATCAGGTAGATCAGAATGACAGATTTGATGAGCATGCAGACGTGGGAGACCATGCATCTGCTCGTAGATTTCTCGCAATGTTTTTCTACTTAAATGATGTAGAGAAAGGTGGTGAAACAAAGTTCGAGCATCGCTCGATCAAACCAGTTCAAGGTAGATGCCTAGCATTTCCTCCTATGTGGATGTTCCCACACGCAGGAGTAGCACCTATAACTGATGACAAATACATTATTGGAACCTATTTACATTACGTTTAATGCCAAGCATAGAAACTATTGCAATCAGTAAACTCATTACCAGTGAGGAATACACACGCAAAGTATTACCTTTTATAAAGGAAGATTACTTTGAAACACTGGACATGAAGACCCTGTTCGGTGAGATAAATGATTACTTTACAAAGTATGATCAGGTACCTGAGATCAATGCCTTAAAAATTGAGATAGATAAGAGGAAAGATCTTAGTCAGGAGATTGTAACAGAGATTGAGAAGTTTCTTGACGAAAGCATCGACAATCAACAATATAATGATGACTGGTTAGTAGAGACCACAGAGAAGTGGTGTAAAGAACGTGCTATCTATCTTGCTCTAATGGATAGTATTAAGATTGCTGACGGTCAGGATAAAACACGTCAAAAGGATGCCATTCCACACATAATGTCGGAAGCATTAGGCACATGTTTTGATGAAACAGTAGGGCATGATTACATACAGGACGCAGATGAAAGGTACGACTTCTATCACAAAAAAGAAGACAAAATTCCATTCGATCTTGAATACTTCAACAAGATTACAAAAGGTGGTTTACCTAGCAAGACTCTCAATGTCGCACTTGCTGGTACAGGTGTCGGGAAAAGTTTATTCATGTGCCACGTCGCTAGTTCCTGTCTCATGCAGGGGAGGAACGTTCTCTATATTACACTTGAAATGGCAGAAGAGAAAATTGCTGAACGAATTGACAGCAACCTTCTCGACGTCCCGATCAAACAGTTAAGTGACCCTCTGTTTAGTAAGCAACAGTTTAGAAATAAAGTAGATGTATTAAATAAGAAGACACAAGGTAGGATAATTATAAAAGAATACCCAACAGCATCAGCACATGTAAATCATTTCAAATCATTATTGAATGAGTTGTCTATGAAGAAGGGATTCCAACCTGACATTGTGTTCATTGATTATCTAAACATCTGTGCGAGTGCTAGATATAAAGGAACCATCGTAAACTCATACACTTTTGTTAAAGCGATTGCAGAAGAACTCCGTGGTCTTGCAGTTGAATGCAATGTACCAATCGTCACTGCTACTCAGACTACTCGTGCGGGTTATGGGAGCAGTGACGTTAGTCTTACTGACACAAGTGAGTCTTTCGGTCTCCCTGCAACTGCTGACCTTATGTTTGCTCTTATTTCTACCGAAGAGTTAGAACAACTAGGACAGATTATGGTCAAGCAGTTGAAGAATAGATATAATGACCCTACCATACACAAACGTTTCATTGTCGGTATTGACAGAGCGAAGATGAGGTTGTATGATTGTGATCAGAAAGCACAAGAGGATATTGTTGATGCAGGGGACACCCTCAAAGACAACTTCCTTGAACTCAAAACTCAAAACAAATTTGACGGTTTTAAAATATGACTAAAAGAGAAGACGTAAACGTCGATTACAATAGTGCTGACAAAGCATCAAAGGCAGCAGAGAATGTCATGAATCACATGCAAGATGTGAAGGAGGGTATGTCTGACAATGCCAAGAAGGTTGCAGAGGACACACCTACCACACCCGAAGAGTTTATTAATAAGAAAGGGTTCACTGCATGGAGGGCAGCAGAGGAGGTCAAGGAGAAACAGAAAGCAAAAAAAGATCAAGAAAAGTTTGCAGTTGACCTAGACAAATACCTTGAATTTTGTGAGAATACATGTAGTAATTTCTCAAAAGATCACGCAGCATATATAAAAAGGTTGAATGATTTAAACGAACTTGGTTGTAACATTTCTCTTCTAGATACTGCTGCTAATGGTCTCTCTGCTGAGGCGGGTGAGTTCATGGAAATAGTTAAGAAGATGAAGTTCCAGGGTAAACCATGGGACGAAGCAAACAAGGAACATCTAATCAAAGAACTAGGTGACATCATGTGGTATGCAGCACAGGCATCGATGGCACTTGGTCAAAGACTAGATGATGTAATCTATGTGAACACACTTAAACTTGCAAAGCGTTACAGTGGTGGAGAGTTCAACGTAAGCGATTCAGAAAACAGAGCACCCGATGACATCTAAACACGGAAAACTAGATCCAGAAGAAAGAGTACTCAAAGAGATCTGCCATGATGATTACGATCATGAGAAAGATGTCCAAGAGGAGATAGCAGACGGTTGGTATCCATTAAAGTCTGACTGATAAATAGTGTCATGGGAACGACACTAACCTCAGCAGCAGGATGGCAGAAGTATTCTTGGTATTACAAGGATGGATTCTCCTGCAATATAAAGAAAGATTTACATGTATATAAAAACGAGAAAGGGAATGATAAAGTAACCTATCTTAAAAAAGGACACCAGATAACTACAACACCGATACTAACTGGTCAACCATCCAGAGTACATATAACCTTCGCAGAGAACATGGAAACTCGCGAAGGTTTTGTGCAGTTAGGACAACTTGGTGCAAAACCAGGTCAGATATTAAAACAGAATTTAAAACCACAAGACTTTGCTATGCCACTTGATAAGAAGGTGTCATTCAACAAGTATTATAATGGTGTGATGTCAGCAATAGGGGAGAGAAAAGATCTTCCTGACCCCATAACAAATTATCTAAGAGCATTGGTGAAATATTGCTATGAACATAAGGATCATCAGAACTTAAAAAAGAAATACAAGAAACTTATGGACTCTCAGTATGCGGGTACGATCAGTGAGATTGAATCAGACTTCTCTGAGATCATGGCACCTCTATGTGTACTAGAAAGAGGTCAAAGAGAGTTAGAGAAGATGGGATTCAAAGGGTTGACCAAAGAAAACACAATGATATATGTACCCAAGAAAGGTAACGAACCATTGATGGACTTTGCACTGTATGGTAAGGATGGTAGAGAGTATAAGTTCTCAGTTAAGAAAGCAACTGGTGTTACTAACACAGTCAAACCAAAAGATATAATAAAATTGATGGAAGACCTGACAAAAATATACGAAGGTAAAGATAATTATGAGATACTAAAAGTCTTAGCAGAGAATAGTATCAAACTAGGACCAATCTATGCATTCAAAGAGGCATATAAGAGGTTTGAACAAGTGCAGAATAAACTTAAACAGGCAGGGTTAGTCTGGAACATAGACATGATGATACCAGACAATGTTGTGCCAGATGTATTAGTGTACCAACCACAGTGGACAAAGGTTATGTCTGTATATTATAATGAAGGTATAGATTACTGGGAACAACCAGACTTTACAGATGGTCCACTAGGAGTCGTAAGTTTAACTTGTCAAACAGCGTTGGAGAAAATGACCAAGGGAGAGAAGTTGTGGAACTATCGTGACATCATTGTTGATGTTGTAATGAAGCAAGTATCTTTCTATAAATTCAAACTTAATAAAGGTGACCCTGAGTTCTTTATGTCAAACAATCTATATAATGATATACCAAACAACGCACAGTTCTATTTGCGTAACAAGTCATCTAAGAGCAGACCATACAGAGAGACAGTCGGAGTACAACCATGAGCAAGAATACACACCTCGAACATTTGGAAGATGATATATTTAACGATGGATATAATGGTGCACTGAATGGCATCAACTTCTTAAACTCACTTGTAGATATGTTGACCACTGGTAAAGGTGGAAGCAACACAAAGGTTACAGTTAAATGGGATGGTGCTCCTGCTATTATATGTGGTACAGATCCTGAGTCTGATCTGTTTTTTGTAGGAACTAAATCAGTATTCAATAAGAATAACCCAAAGATATGTTACTCACATGATGACATTGATTCTTTCTATGAAGGTGAGTTAAATGATAAGTTAAAGAAATCATTTGATCATCTATCACAGTTAGATATCAAGGGTGTGATACAAGGTGACCTCCTCTATACAGAGACACCTCCTATCGTTACCATGGGTGGTAAGGTATGCTATAAGTTCAAACCTAACACTATCACATACTGTGTAGAGAAGAATACAGAAATGGGAAAGAAGGTAGGACACTCTGACATAGGTATAGTATTTCATACAAGATATACTGGCACCACTATTGGCACCATGACAGCAGGATTTGGTGTAGATGTATCAGGTATGCAAAATAATAAACTGATAGCAGTGTTCTCGTCTGCATTCTCTAATGTAAATGGAGTTGCAAACTTAACACCAACAGAACTATCAAGTGTAAAGAATGATATTAGAATGGCAAAGACTAATCTACTACGCTCTAAGACATTCTTAAATGCAATAGGTGGTGGTACAAAACCATTTAGTTATGCTGCTATGTTCAAGAAGTATATAAACATCTTAGTCAGACAGAATAGTATCCCCGACAGTGCAGAGAAGATGGCAAAGGGTTACATATACTATGTTGAGAAAGAATTTGGTAAAGAAATTGATAAGAAAAAGAGTGAGAAAGGAAAAGAAACATGGCAAAAACAGAAGAAAGAGAATCTAACTTATCTAAATAGTAACAAGAGTGTCATTTTCTCTGCCCTTACTGGATTCAAACTGTTGATGAAAGCAAAGGTTAAGATTATAAATAAATTGAAGAAGATAGAAGGTGTCGGCACGTTCCTTGAAGACGAGGATGGATACCGAGTTACAAGTCCAGAAGGATTTGTTGCTATCAAAGATGGTTCAGCAGTCAAATTAGTTGACAGACTTGAATTCTCTCGTGCAAACTTTACTGTGGCAAAGAATTGGTCTAAATGAGATTTCGTCAGTTCATCATAGAGGCAGAAACGCCTAAGAAGAAACCTACATCCTCTGCTAAAAAGCAAGAGGTGCAGGATAAGCACGTCGCATTTACCTTTGGACGATTCAATCCTCCTCATGCAGGACATGGTAAGATGATGGACGCAGTGAAATCATATGGTGGAGACACAGGTAATTACAGAATCTATCCTAGTAGAACACAAGATAATAAGAAGAACCCACTGTCAGCAGACCAGAAGATAAAGCACATGCGTGCGATGTTTAAAGACCATAAAGACAAGATTCAGAACAGCGAAGCACATAGAAATATATTTGACATCATGAAAGACCTTAACGATGAAGGTCATGAGCATGTAACCATGGTAGTTGGTGACGATAGAGTCAAAGAGTTTGATAAACTCACCAAGAAATACAATGGAGTGCACTATGACTTCAAGAGTATTAATGTTAAGTCTGCTGGTAAACGTGATCCTAAGTCTGATGATCCTTTGGAAGCACTGAGTGCAAGTTCTTTGCGTAAGCATGCTACAAGTGGAGACCATGAAGCATTCCATGCTGGGACTGGTGGATATAAGAACAGTAAACAGATGATGGCAGACGTCCAAGCAGGACTAACACCAAAACAGAAAGCAGAGAAGGCAGCGAAGAAAGCGAAGGCGAAGTTAAGTACAGCAACAGGTACAAAGGAAAAGACAGTCAAGGAAACATGGGAGTATGCTCCTAAGTTAGCACTAGAAGAGTTCAGAGAGCACTATATTCAAGGTGAACTATTCGATACTGGTACACTCATAGAGCATGACAACACAGGTATTAGAGGTCACATAGTACACAGAGGAACTAATCATGTCATATTCAAGGACGAGTATGGTGATGAGTTCAAGGCATGGTTGGGAGACATTACAGAGATAGCAATGAAGACCGACAAGAAGGTTCCACTAGGACGTAAGAGTAATCCATATGGTAAGCGTGCAGTATTGAAGATGCTTATCAAGTCAGTAGCAGAGAGAGAAAGATCCAGAGCAGGAGTAGCAAAGGAAAGTACAGACCCCAACAGGAAAGATCAGAGTAATTACAGTGCAGATGATGGGTCAGGTAACGATTGGAAAGTAGGAACGGATAAATATAGACAGGCAGTACAGTCAATGACCCCTGGACAGGGAGTCATTAAGTTTTCTGAGTTCAGAAAGACTGTCAAAACTAAATAGTAATACACTTTATCAAACCAATGTTAGATATTAAGATAGGATCTGTGTTACTAGGGTATAGTTTGCAAGAGCAAACCCAAATCCTAGACTGCGTTTACGGAGGAGAAGATCCAAAAACCAAGCGTATAGAGGACGCAGGCAGAGCAATCGTGGACATCATTATGAATCACGAGGAGATTGTTGAAGGTTATGCAGGGTTCCCTGTTGAAAAGAAACTTATCGACAAGAACAAGATCAAGTTTGACAAGGATCGTAACATAGGTAGAGTGATATCACAGGGCGGAGAGTCATTTGTCATAACAGGTATGAAGAATGATGGACGCTATCAGATCATGGGTAAGAAGGGGGAAAAGACTGCTAAGGAACCCAGAGACCTAGGATTAAATTTACAGAGACCAGGTGGTGTAACAGAAGGCATAGATATAGATGCACTACACAACGAAATGGTCGAAAGTTTGAAGCAGGCACGCAAGAATGTCGGTGCAGGCAAATGTTGGGATGGGTACAAAGCAAAGGGCACCAAGACAAAAGGTGGTAAGCAAGTACCAAATTGTGTTAAGGAAGACGAACAATCCATAGACGAAAAGAAAGGTCTATGGGATAATATACATGCCAAACGTAAGCGTGGTGAAGCACCCGCTAAGAAAGGCGACAAGGACTATCCTAAAACACTAGACGTTGAGAGTTACTCTTGGCGCAATGAACTAGGTATCGAATCATGAAACCAGACACAGACAAGCGAGTCACTACCACAGTAAAGAAAAACGGTGTGACTATCAACCCTAAAAAGGAGGACCTCATGCAGGAAAAGAATTTAGACGAGAAGAAATTAGATGCAGTAGGAAAAGAAGACAAGGACATCGACAATGACGGTGACCATGATAAGTCTGATAAGTACCTATTGAACAGACGTAAAGTCAGATCTAAGATTATTAAGATGAAAGAATCTATGCTCGACGAACTTCGTAAGAAGAAACTACAACCCAAAGGTGAAGGTGCAGTTGACAACACACCAGAAGAGGGTCATGAAGTAGAAGAAGAGACTGTACAAGAGTATGCTTCTGTTGATACCTCTGCTAAGAAGAGTGCTATCAAAGATAGAATGAAATCTAAGATGATGCAGATGACTGCTGACCATGATAGAAAGAAAGCAGGGATGAATGTTAAATGAACGTGCCCTGAGTTGGTACACTGATACCAAGGCAAGAGAAAGAGACGAAAAACAAAACAAGGACGCTAAGATAAAAGGTGCTATCATGAAGCACGGTAAGAAGCGTTACAAGGATTTCGTTGACAAAGATGGCAACAAGAAGAAAACAGAAGTTGTCAAAGACAAGAGAGGAGTACGAGCACTGCATAAAGGTAAGTGGGGTTACATGAAGAACCGAAAGTTTACCGCAGACAAGTAGTATATATAGAGTAGATCTACACTAATTAATTATGTTCGGATTTCTACTACCTATTGCCTCAAAGATCATCTCTGACGCAGTAGATAAAATACCAGATGATGCTGAACTCGGTGAGAAACTCATCGACATCTGCCTAGTTATACTAGGAAAGGCAGTAAAACTAACTAAGACGGATGCTGACGATAAGTTACTGGCAACGGTAGCAGAAGCGATCAAGAACCGCGAATAAGATAATCAGGGAGGGCAACCTCCCTTTTTTTATAAATAAAATATAGGAAACACATTGTATTTGGAGTAAAGAATGGCGATCTATGGTAAGATTGACGCTGCTGCATTTAGTAACACAATAGGAGTCACCAATGGAGACGCTACTGTAACGAAGAATGCTGGCGATAGCGTAGTCCCAGGTGACGTACTAGAAATTAGTAGCGTTGCATATATTGTAAAGCAAGTAACTAGCACAACTGCTATTGAATTGCATAAGACATACGCAGGATCAACAGCGACTGTTGCTGCTGCAAACGTAATCAAGAGAACACCACCAAAGGCGGTTGCAGAGTATGTAATCAAGGGTGGAGATAGTATCTCTAATTACCAGTTAGTATTTGTAGATACAACAGAAGATGGTATCGCATCTAACAAGACAAGAGGAATTGACGGACCTGGATGGTGGTTGTATAGAACATACCAGACACATAATGGTACCGAGCGTCATAAGGCAGAGAAACTTGCATCACTTAGAGTGGCAGCAGGAACATCAGGTGACGCAGCAGACGAGACAGTAGTAGCAGACGTACTTGAAACTATCACAGTTGGTACACAACCCGCTAACTCTACTTCATCTAGTGGTGCTGGAACATTCGTTGCTGCATTTACAGTTGATCAGTCTGGTACTAAGGTATTCAAATGGCAGAGACAGACAGCAAGTGCTACTACTCGTTGGGTAGATATCGCTGCTAATACTGACACTGGTATTACCTATGCTGACTTCACTACTGCAACACTTGCATACAGTGGACTAGCAGGAACAACACTTAACGGATACAAGTATCGTTGTGTGTTAAATACAAGCAAAGGTGCAGAGACAAAGTACACTGACGGTGCTGCTACACTGACCTTCGGTTCTTAATCTAAAAGTTTTATGTTATGAGATTTGATGAATTAAATGAGAAGAATCATTTAATGTTTGCAATCAAGTACTACGAAAACCCACACTCAGTTACAATAGATGACTTCATGGAAGACATGAAGAAGTTTAAGTATCTGAAACGATTACTTAAAAGGTACATCAAGACAGGTGTGCTTCGTACAAACTTGATACTCAACCATTTAATAGTCCTGTTCAATGTGTTTGGCGACGGAACACTACCATTACTCATGTACAAGTTAGAACGTGAGTACTGGTCTGTCCTCAAAACATTTGTTATCTACCTCAATCGTTATAAAGAAGGTGATGGTGGTAGCATTGACACAGTTGCTATTGATGATGATGTAAAGAAAGAGTTAGACTCACTATGATCAATGAAGATGCCCCAACAATGAGTGCAGGCACAGGTGGATTCTCAGGATCCTCTGCTGCTAATGGACCTGTTGCAGGGTTTGATTCTATGATGGGAGTCGGTAAACTCACTAAGAAGAAACCTAAGCGTAGAAAGTACGTTAAGGAAGAGGTCTCTAACGCAAGTGTAGACCTAGAACAAAAGACTGCCATGGCATTGCCCTTCCGTGTTTCCTATAAGGACGAAGCGATGGACTTTATATTATATGGAAAGTCTGAGCAAGCAATCAGACTAGAACTGAGAAAGATATTTCGTCCAGAGAAAGCAAAATATTTCTCAGTGAAAAGATTATACCCTAATCAAGTCATCAAATTCTACTGGGATAAAAGACAAGCGTCTCTGAAATAATGTCAGATATTAATAGTGCTATTATAGAAAGACTCGAACGAGTCGTAGATACCCTACAAGAGAACTCTGTAAAGATGGGTCAACTCTTGGCGGTTCATAATGAGAAGTTAGACAAGCAAGATAAGATAGACGAAGTATTGTTTGAGAAGATAGACAGACTATCTGCTGATGTTAATAGAGAAACGAATGCTATAAAGAAAGGATGCGAAAGAGATATAAGAAAGGTAGATGATAGACTCAGGTTGATGGAGAAAAAGATGTGGTCAATAGCAGGAGCACTAAGTGTTATATGCTTTCTCGTATCAGCACCAGGGCAGAAATTAATAAAGGGGTTGTCAGCATCAAATTATAGTGCTACAATAATCGAGCAAGTACAACCTTTATATGAGCGCAGTTGATGAGCATTACATCGACAAAGTATCTTATCGCTTAGAGAAATTTAAAAAGGTAAGGGACGGACTATACAACTTCCGATGTCCTTATTGTGGTGACAGTCAAAAGCACCGCAATAAAGCGCGGGGGTATTTCTTTGCGATTAAACAGAGGATGGTGTACAAATGCCACAACTGTGGTGTAGGTAGAACAGCACCTAACTTCCTCAAAGACATAGCACCAGAGATCTATGCTGAGTACCAGATGGAAAAGTATAGAACAGGGAGAACAGGTAAGGGAACCACAACTGAGAAGTTAGAGGTCCCTGACTCAACTCCCTATTTTGCTAGGAAAACATTAGACTTGACAAGTATAGATCAACTAAATAATGGGCATCCAGCGAAAGAATATTTACTAAGTAGAAAGATACCTGACCTGTCACGTTTCTACTATGTCAGTAAGTTTATGGAGTGGGTGAACACACAGAAACCAAGAACTTTTACTGACTTAAAGTATGACAGACCTCGAATTATTATCCCTCTCCTACGTCATGATGGTACTATGTTTGGAATCCAGGGTAGATCTTTGGAGGCAAACCCCAACCTACGATACATAACTATAATGTTTGAAGACCAACCCAAGGTGTTTGGTCAGGATAAAGTAAACCCTAACGAAACTGTTTATGTCACAGAAGGACCCTTCGACTCCGTTTTCATTCCCAACGCTCTTGCTATGTGTGGCAGCGATGTTGATCATCGGTCCATTGATGTTCGAGATAAAGTATGGGTCTTCGACAACGAACCAAGAAGCAAACAGATCGTCGATAGAATTGCAGAAGCAATTAAACGAGGTGACAAAGTAGTCATCTGGGATAAGGACATAAAAGAAAAGGACATCAATGAAATGGTGTTGCAAGGTTATGATCCTTATGTTATTATTAAACACAACACTTTCTCTGGATTAGAGGCAACACTTAAATTAGCAGACTGGAAAAAAGTATGAACGTAATTAAAAGGGATGGCACCGCCACTCCTCTCAACCTAGAAAAGGTACACAAGATGGTTGAGCATGCATGTGAAGGACTCGCAGGAGTATCCGCATCACAAATTGAAATCAGTAGTGGTATTCAATTCTTTGATGGTATTAAATCAAAAGATATACAAGACATTCTAATCAAGTCTGCTAATGATTTGATTTCATTAGACGCTCCAAACTATCAGTTTGTTGCTGCTAGATTATTACTATTTGATGTCAGGAAAGAAGTCTACAAGGGGCATCCCGACAATCATCCTGCTATCAAATCACATCTTGATAAGGGAATTGCATCAGGCATCTATGACAGTGCCCTTGCAGAAGCATACAGCGAGGACGAGTGGGCATCCCTCGACTCATACATAGATCACAATAGAGATTACCTGTTTACCTATGCAGGCATGAGACAGGTTGTAGATAAATATCTAGTACAAGATAGAAGTACAGGTGCTATCTTTGAGACACCACAGTTCATGTACATGTTGATCTCTGCTACATTATTCCAGAAATATCCAGAAGAAAAGAGACTCGATTATGTCCAAAGATACTACGACGCGATCAGCACGCACAAAATCAACATTCCCACACCTATCATGGGAGGGGTGCGAACTCCACTTCGACAGTTTGCTTCCTGCGTTCTTGTTGATGTTGATGACACCCTCGATAGTATCTTTGCAAGTGATATGGCTATTGGGTACTATGTTGCTCAACGTGCAGGAATCGGTATCAACGCAGGCAAAATCCGTGCGGTCAACAGTAAAATCAGGGGCGGAGAAGTACAGCACACAGGTGTTATACCTTTCCTCAAAAAGTTTGAAAGTACTGTCAGATGCTGCACTCAGAATGGCATTAGAGGTGGATCAGCGACTGTCCACTTCCCCATCTGGCACCGAGAAATCGAAGACATAATAGTATTAAAGAATAATAAAGGAACAGAAGATAATAGAGTAAGAAAACTTGATTATAGTATCCAACTATCCAAACTATTTTATGAACGTTTTATCCAAAATAAAGAAGTCTCGCTTTTTTCCCCTCATGATTGTCCTGGTTTGTTTGAGAGTTTTGGGACCGATAAGTTTGATGAGTTATATTGCTATTACGAATCTGATAAGTCCGTCCCAAGAGCAACAATCGGAGGTCAAGAACTAATACTATCTCTATTAAAAGAGAGAGCAGAGACAGGACGTATCTACTTGATGAACATTGACCACTGTAATAGTCACAGTTCATTCAAAGACAAGGTAAGTATGTCTAACCTATGTCAGGAGATCACACTACCAACAGATCCTATCAGTCATATAGATGATGGAGGAGGAGAGATAGCACTGTGTATATTATCTGCTATCAATGTAGGTAAGATAAGAAAACTAACAGAACTAGAAGGACTATGTGATCTAGCAGTCAGAGGACTAGAAGAACTAATAGACTATCAGAACTATCCAGTCAAGGCAGCAGAGCGTAGTACAATAGCACGTCGTTCACTTGGTATAGGTTACATAGGACTAGCACATTACCTTGCTAAGAATGGTGAACACTATGCTGACAAGGGTGCATGGAAGTTAGTTCATGACCTCACAGAAGCATTCCAATACAACCTTTTGAAGGCATCAAACAACCTAGCAAAAGAGCGTGGAGCATGTGCTGCTTTCCAACACACAAAATATTCTGATGGAATACTTCCTATTGATACATATAAGAAGGAGGTAGACGAGATAGTAGAAAATACACTTGCTTATGATTGGGATTCTCTACGCGATGACATCAAAGAGTTCGGTCTTAGACACTCAACATTGTCCGCACAGATGCCATCGGAGAGCAGTTCCATTGTGTCTAACGCTACCAACGGAATTGAACCACCAAGAGACTACTTGTCCATTAAGAAGAGTAAAAAAGGACCACTCAAACAAATTGTACCTCAGTACAATACTTACAGGAATAACTACACTCTTCTCTGGGACATGGCATCGAATGAAGGATACATTAAAATAGTTGCAGTTATGCAGAAGTTCTTTGACCAAGCAATTTCTGGTAACTGGTCATACAATCCAGAAAATTACCCTGATAACAAGGTACCTGTATCTGTCATGGCAGGAGACTTACTTGCAACCTATAAGTATGGTTGGAAGACAAGTTACTATCAGAATACTTACGACATCAAAAAAGACGAAGAGACACCAGACAATACTGAGGTGCTTGACAATTTGATAAACGATATTATGTCAGGCAACGAAGCAGATTGTGATGCGTGCAACGTCTAATATATTATTAACAATAAATGCACACCGAACCGAGGACGAGAATGGGGACCACTGTCTTTAATTCCAAGAAGAATAACACAACAACACAACCAATGTTTTTTGGGGCACCCCTAGGGATGCAACAGTATGTCAACTTTAAATACCCAGACTTCGATAAGTTGACACAGACACAACTAGGATACTTTTGGAGACCAGAGGAAGTATCATTACAAAAAGACAGAGGGGATTACAAAACCCTAAACGAACAGCAGAAGCACATATATACAAGTAACTTGAAGTATCAGATCCTATTGGATTCTGTACAAGGTAGAGGACCAGGGATGGCATTTAGTCCTTACTGTTCTCTTCCTGAGTTAGAAGGTTGCATGGGTGTCTGGCAATTCATGGAACAAATCCACTCTCGTTCTTATACTCATATCATTAAGAACGTGTACCCCGATCCTGCCGAAGTCTTAGACACTGTACTAGACAACGATAAGATTATTGCCAGAGCAAAGTCAGTAACAAAAGCATACGATGAATTTCTAGAACGTGCAGGAGCATGGGCAGAAAGTAACATGTGGAAGAAGGACTGGAAAGGTTCTCCGACTACTGACTGGACAATGAAAGATATGAAACGTTCTCTTTACCGTGCTATTGCCAATGTTAACATTCTTGAAGGCATCAGATTTTATGTCTCATTCGCTTGCTCGTTTGCGTTTGGCGAACTCAAACTTATGGAAGGATCCGCTAAGATTATCTCTCTCATCGCACGAGACGAAAGTCAGCATCTTGCACTTACTCAAAAGATAATGTATAAGTGGAGGAAAGGAGACGATCCTATCATGAAAGAGATCCACGAAGAAGAGAAAGAGAATGTTGTCGCTATGTTTAAAGCAGCAGTTGATGAAGAGAAAGACTGGGCGAACTATCTGTTCTCACAAGGTAGTATCATAGGACTAAACGAAAGATTATTATCACAGTACGTCGAGTGGATAGCAAACAGACGTATGAAAGCACTAGGTATCAAACCCATATACGATATCCCTGCATCAAACAACCCATTACCATGGACAGAACACTGGCTAAATAGTAAGGGTCAACAAAACGCACCCCAGGAAACTGAAATCGAATCTTATGTTGTCGGAGGCATAAAACAAGATGTGGATGCAGAAACTTTTGCAGGGTTTAAACTTTAACCCTCTTGGACAAATGGACAAAGAAGAACATGAGAGCGATCCTCTCTGTGCTAGACCCGAAAATTGGTATCAAGGACCACTTATCTTTTTTGAAGAAGGTGAAGAGAGACTTGAAAAAGAGTGGTCTGACTAGACGAAAGCGGAAATAGTAGCGATTGTAACATTAAGAGAATCTTAATTCGCATAAATAGATATGTTATGATATAATAACATTACGTTCATCTTATGTGTAACATAAGTTCATCTTATGATTGGTATCGCACTATCAGCGACGCTCCTCTCCGAACACTACCCTGCCCACTGGCAGATGACATGTCAAGAGTGGAACACCAACAGGATTGAGGTTCTAACAGATAGCAACCTCTCTACTGATGCAAAAGAGTATCTTATTGATTACTTTTTTACCAAAGTTGAAGATAGAAATTGCGAACCATTACAACTAGGACGCAAGTAAATCGCGGAACGGTACGTTCATCCTATGATACATATGCTTGGATTATTACTAGCATCTACTCAGGTAGTTACAGTCTCATGTGGAGACATTAATACACTTGTAGATCGCGCTAAGGTCTACCCAGACATTAGCGATAAAGATAGACAAGAAGTTATTGATCTTTACTATGAGTTTGGTGAGACACAAGGATTGTATTGTAAGGACGCAAACGATTGAAGGAACGGATCTTAAAACCATCCTATTACTAAAAATCAAATGGCACAAGTTACTTATCGCGGTGTTCAGTATGACACAAATCGTACACGCAAGGACACAAACGTAAACGCAGACAAAACACAACTCGTCTATCGAGGCATTAAACTAAACAAGGAGGTATAATCATGCTACTGACAGTAGGTGGTATCTCCCTTGGAATGGCATTATTCTTAGGAATAATCTATACGGAAGTTAGACTCTTACAAAAGGAAGGGTTCTAGTCATGAAGTTAAAAATCCATTTCGATTGGGACCACAACATTCCAGAATATGATCCTGAGATTCACAATCCAGAAAAAGTATTCGCATTTCTCTGTTACAGAGGGGTCCACTATGCCAAATGGGTTTACCTAGATAACTTCAATATTAATAACTGGAACTTATTCAATCCTAGACAAAAGTAAAATTAAGTGTTACAATATGAGGACACCTTCGGGTGTCCTTTTTATTATCCAAAATAAATATGAGTGAAGAATTAGAACGTAAGTCCATGAAGATCTTTCTAGACAGTAGTGATGTTAATGAGATCACTAAGGCAGTAGACACTGGTCTTATAGATGGGGTTACTACTAACCCGACACTGATGTTACAGTCAGGGTTGAATCCAAAAGATGTACTTGAATCTATCACACAATTATTTGGTTGGGATGCGTCAGTATCAGCAGAGGTGTCAGGAGATACCGTAGAAGAAATGCTGGAAATGGCAGATGAATATGTACAAATTAATCCAAACATTACAATCAAGGTCCCTTGCACAGTCGAGGGTCTTAAAGTATGTAATGATCTAGCAGCAGATGATATAAAAGTAAACGTTACTCTTATATTCTCAGTTGCACAGGCAATCCTAGCAGCAAAAGCAGGAGCGTCTTTCGTATCACCCTTCGTAGGTAGGGTTGACGACAACTCATTCAGTGGTGTAGACTTAGTGGGTGATATTGTTAGCACATACAAGGCACACGATATCGATACAGAAGTTCTATCAGCATCACTAAGGAATGTGAAAGATGTATCAGAATGTTTTAAACGTGGTTCTCATGTAGTTACCATGCCTCCTAAGATATTCTGGAAGATGTATGATCATGTACTTACACGCGAAGGACTCGCTAAATTCAACGCAGACTGGGCACAGGTAATGGCATCATGAATGTAGACAAAGTAAAACTAATTGCACACAACCTCAAACTCTTAGCAGAGAGTTTAGAGGATGCTATCAAGGAAGATCCTGACAGTTATCTTAAATCAGATATAGATCCTAAGACTGGTTTATGGAAGTCACCTAAACCTTATACATATAAAGATGAGTATGAGGGAACTTGAAACCACAAAGTGCAAAAGGTAAAGGCAGACGATTCCAGCAATGGGTTCGTGACATGCTTATAGAACATCGTGACATCCACCCAGAGGACATAGAGTCTCGAAGCATGGGTGCAGGAGGAGAAGATTTGATTATGGCGAGAGACGCTAGGTCAAAGTTTCCTTTTAGTATTGAGTGCAAGAATGTAGAGAAGTTGAATGTATATGAAGCATACTCACAGGCAGAAGCGAACTCAGGTAAGCATGAACCTATCTTGTTCATGAAGAAGAATCGCAAGAAACCTCTTGTAGTTGTAGACGCTGAATGGTTTATTAAACATGTTCACTATACCGATTGAATCTTTCCGAGTTCCTGATTGGGACAAATGGAAACCATTAATACTAGAACAGTGTGATGATAACAGTCCACAGGCACACATAACTGGTGGACGTGTTAACACACATGAAATGGATACAGACTATCATGACTTGGTTACTAACAAGTCAATGCCAAAATATTATTGGACAGTATTAGATGCACTCAAACCTATCATGGATGAGATGCAACTTGATTATCCGTTAGACATATACAATATCGTAGCAATGTGGCATCAGACCACAGCAAATGGACAGTTCCATGGTGTACATAATCATGGTCCTGTTGGTATCACAGCAGTATTATATGTTGACTTTAAACCAGAGATCCATAAGGCAACAACATTCTTTGCACCGTTCCATAACTATATCAATGGTGAGGTGGTAGATTTTATGCCTGACGTGGAGGAAGGAGACGTTGTGTTCTTTCCCTCATACTTACCACACATGCAGGAACCTAACTTTACTGGTGTTTCGAGGACTATTGTATCATTTAATATCATGGGTAAAGAAATGGTACCCCACAAAGTTCACCCACGAACTATATAATATATGAACTATCGTGATCGTTATGTTACCGTCGACTTAGACGACGCTGAATTTAATTCACTACAACAATTTCTATTTTTGCAGAAAGGATATGAATCCACTGAGATCGATAAGGTTAGAACCTCTGACGTAATATTCGTACAGGACAAAGACCTTGACGATCTCATTTTGTCTTATGTGATGAAAGTAAATGAAGCAGCAAACTGGAACTTTGATGTAGATTTCCTTGAACCATTACAACTTACCCGCTATAAAGAAGGAGACCACTATGACTGGCATCAAGACGAATCCGAATGGCACGCTGAGAAGAGAACGAATGGAAAGATAAGAAAGATATCTTTCACTCTATTACTCAACGATGAATTTGAAGGTGGAGACTTTCAACTCATCAATCAAACCGTACCATTAAAGAAAGGACAAATGGTCTTCTTTCATTCCGACGACTATCATGGAGTTGACCCTGTTAAATCAGGTGTAAGACACTCTCTGGTGGGTTGGGTCTTAGGACCTCCATGGCAGTAGATTATTTGTCATACGATTCCTATGACAATCCACAACTTATTTGCAGACAAACTGCAAATCCTTCGTGATGCTACTCTCGGGAAAATTGATCTCGACAGAGAGTATCCATTTCTAACAAAACAGTTACAACTATTCTATAACAAACACAACAACAACGATCTAACAGTGCTAGAAAATCTAACGGTTGATTTCTATCACGCACAACCTGTATAATGACATTCAAACCAGAACCAATATATTATGATGGCAAGGTTGCCTTTCCTCGCACTGACTTTATCTACTCCGAAAAGATAGATGAGAGTGTCACTGATGGTATCATCGACTTCTACCATACACAAGAAATATTTGAGAAGTGGGCAGGAGAAACCATTGCTGATGACGGTACTGGTCTAGTCAACACAGACATAAAAGATTCCCTAGACAATCCTGTCTTTGTAGGAATCACTGACGAGAGAGTCAGAAACTTCACAGATGAAGTAAACAGGGTAATGAATAATTACGTTGAGATATTTCCACTGTGTAGCAAAACATCTGGTTGGAAGATGGAAGAGTTCTTCAACCTACAATACTATAAACCTGGTGGGGGATACCACTTGTGGCACTGCGAACGTCAAAGTTCTTCTCGGTCTAACACATATAGACACATGGTCTGGATGACCTATCTGAATGACGTTCCTGACGGTGGCACAGAGTGGTTCCATCAACAAACATATATTCCTGCTCAAAAAGGATTAACTGTTATCTGGCCAGCGGACTGGACGTATCATCATAAGGGACGCAAATCAGATACATCAGATAAACTTATAGCAACAGGGTGGTATCATTTCGTATAACGTGTTATACTATGCCTAGACTCGGTAAAGTTTTTATGACACCTATCATTCTTATGGAGAGAGATCCCTATCGTTACGTCGATGCAGGGGTATTAGACAATGGCACATCTGATTATAGAATTCAGAAGTTAGGTACGTCAGGTAGATACAAAGACATGTATCTATGTGACAATGCAATGCAAATAGAGACCGCTATGGAGGACTTCGAGTACACCAAGTGGTTAGACCCAGATCCAGAAGTGAGAGCATACAGCAAACAAGATGATTAAAGATCTAATTAACAACACAGACACCCTCCTATCACGGAGGGTTAATAATTGCTCGTACAACTTAGATAGATCTGAGTTGGCACAGACATTAGTAGAGAATATGCTACACCATAGAGGTGTGGGTTTGTCTGCTACTCAGATTGGTATATCTGAGAGAGCATTCGCTATGGTATCTGACATAGAGACCATGCAAGTTATTGTGGTGTTTAATCCTAAGATTATTAAAGAGTATGATAGAAAAGAAAAGATGGAAGAAGGATGTCTATCCTATCCAGAGACATTCTTAGAGGTAGAAAGACCATGGAGTATCGTGGTAAAGTTTGAAGACGAAGAGAAGACAGTACATAAAGTAAAGATGGAAGGACTGATGGCAAGAATATTTCAGCACGAATATGATCACATGGAGGGAATCAATTTTACCCAGAGGGTGTGACGGTTAGAGAACTGTAACAAAGCATTTGACAAATATTAAGAAATTATATATAATTGTAACAGTTCTTAATAAAACTAAACAAAATGACAACAGTAACAGAATCAGGCGGAAGACAAAACATGTATCCAACTGAACCTCGTCCTTACTTAGATGAGTCATACAAGGGTTATGGACTAAATGCAGAACAAATCAATGGTAGACTTGCTATGATTGGACTTGTTACTGGATTCGTTTCATACTACTTCACAGGCAACTTCTTTTTCTTCGGACTACTCGGATTCTAATGTACGAGTTACTAGAAGAACAACTTTATCAAACAAACACACAAACGTTACACAACAGGAACACTATCATGACACCAGAAGCAGAAAGATTTAATGGTTGGGCAGCAATGCTTGGATTCGTAGCAGCAGTCGGTGCTTACGTTACAACAGGTCAGATCATTCCAGGTATATTCTAATGACAGATCTACAATCAAAAACAGTAGCAGAGAAATTAAACGGTAGACTAGCAATGCTAGGTATTATCGCAGGACTAGGTGCTTACTTAACAACAGGACAAATCATTCCTGGTTTTGTATAAGTGGACATCTCTCCCTTCCAAGCAATAATGTGGTGTCTCTATCCAGTAGGGGCACTCGTTTTTGTGGAGTTATTCCTTCGTGCCACCGATGGGGATGACGATGACAACGATCAAGGTGGCGGACTTCTATCACCAGTTTTTAACGGAGCAACATGATTAAAGCAGCACCAATACTAGCATTCTTATGCTTAACAAGCATCACAGCAACAGTCGGACTTCCAGTATTCGCTATATAATTTATAGTTACATGCTTGACGATGGAGCGTTTTGCGTTAGAATATAACCATAATGGTAAGTGGATTAAGTTAAACCACTATACCAATTTGTCTAAACACAAGGCAGCATTCTATCAATACCTGTGTCAGACTATGACATGGGCAACTAACAGTAAAAAAGAAATCAGGATGGCACACCATGATTGATGAGTGGAGATACACACCCGAGCGTCTCGAAGAGAGACGTTTTTGTTTGGGTGCACTTATGTTCTTTGAAATAAGCATTGACAAGGACGCATATTATTTTTGTCACGAGTATACAGAGAGTGGCAACTGCAAAGCATTAGTGGACGAGTTCCACGAGAAAGGACAGACATATCTATGGCAACAGATCAAAGATGCATATGACACTTGGAAGTACGAAAGAAGTGCTTCATAAAACTTGACAAACTTGTAAAGTTTTGTTAATATAAATAAATCAGTTGGGAAACCAACACATTTATATGGGACTCGAACGTATCGCCATCCCAGACTGCTTTAACCAAGACCTATGAGCAGTATAAGCATTAGTCTTTCATATCCAGTAGTGAGGGATTGCTGGAAATAAGTTTCGCATCTACCCTTGATGCCCTACTTAACGTCTTATTAAATGACAACTCTAAACACAACTTCACGCAGACAAGGTGGACTCCTAGCAGGGTGGCCTGAGTTTTGCGAGTGGGTAACATCAACAAACAACAGAATCTATGTTGGTTGGTTCGGTGTACTCATGATTCCATGTCTGTTGACAGCAGCAGCATGCTTCATCGTTGCATTCATTGCAGCACCTCCTGTCGATATCGACGGAATCAGAGAACCAGTTGCGGGTTCTTTCTTATATGGTAACAACATCATCTCTGGTGCAGTTGTTCCATCATCAAACGCAATAGGTCTACACTTCTACCCTATATGGGAAGCAGCAACCGTCGATGAATGGTTGTACAATGGTGGTCCTTATCAGTTAGTAATCTTCCACTTCCTAATCGG